CCTCCACTTTCATGGTGAAGCCTAAATCGTGAAACCAGCCTGGGATGGCGTTACGCACCCTCCTCTCGTCCTGTTGTGGAACAATGAGGGTGCAATCATCGCCATTGTTGGCAAGTCTGGCAACTACACCAAGCTTGTCACACAAAGCCCAGACCATGGCACACATGAGCAGGCAATTCCCCAGTGCCGTGTTCATGTCACCACTCATGCGGCAGCCTCGAACTTGGTACTTGACAAACCCCTCAGGGGTATACGCCATTCCCTTGTTCAAAAGCTGCCATGACAGTAGCTTGGCAAGCTCAGGGCTGCGGAATGCGGCATTATAGACACTGTGCTCCCACTCAAGGGCAGGGACAGACACATGCTGGTCAAACCGGCTAGCATCCAACCCAATAGCACAAGGTCGTGGCACATCATCCCACATGTCCCTCATATGCCTAGCTACTTGGCGTGCATTGTAACCCTTCATGACGGTGGGCCCGCCCCAAACATTGGCAATGGCACGATAGATATTGTGCTCGTGAGCCTTAATGTAGGGGCCAACACCGACATTGTACCTAGGGTTCCTGGGCTGGATGACCCTAGGTGCTGGATACGGCTTGGAACTCAGATTGAGTTTCTCAGCCTTCACAAAGGTGCGTAGCTCGGCATCATCTCTTGAGATGGGACGCTTGGTAACGTCAACTGCCACTTTTTCATAGAGCTTCTGCTTGGCACCCTGGTAGGACTGCACAAACTGTGCAGTGCTCCATGGGCGGCATGAACCCAGAGCCCTCAAAAGCCGGGAACGAAATCCCGAAAGCTTATCAAACACCCCTGCCGCAGGCTTAGGTGGAGGTACTAACTTTCCCTGCTTCTCAACAAGGAAGACCCTCTCAACCAGCCCACGCAGCACGTTGGCAAGGCTGTGGTTGTGCACACCATACACAACTCCACAGCCTAATTGAGGCAAGGCTAATGCCCTCCTCACTTTAGGAGTCCCAGTTTTGGGTGTGACCGACAGGGGCAATCGTGGATAGGGTCGTCCCACTGTGTTATGCCCCAACACCTCAACTAGGCACCCCTAGCGACGCACGCCACCTCCATAGGCCTTGCGCCTAGCCTTGACAGACCCTAGCTTGAGCAGGTTCTCTGCCTCTAAATCAGCGTCAGTGGGGACGTACACGCTAGCAACTGCATAAGGAATTACCCTCAGGCGGTCACACACGCGCACATTCTCACTAGCCATCTCCTTTCGGAGCCAAGTGGCCACTGCCTCATCATCCGCG